AACTATTTTAGTATATTTCTTTAGTTTTCTAAAAATTTTATATATTTATTTTCAAATATCTCATTTTTTATTATGAGATTACAAGACATCGTTGATTAATGAATACCCTTCTCTATAAGGTGTGACCGAACAATCAACATAATTACATTGGAGTTCCCTACAAGAATAACTTCACAACAAAATTTAAGGAGAAACAAGATGGCAAATTCAAAATTATTGAAAGAAGCAATCGCTGATGCCAAAGCCGTAAAAGAAACAGCTTTAGCAAACGCAAAACTTGCACTTGAAGAAGCATTTACTCCAAGACTTCAATCTATCTTATCTCAAAAGATGAGAGCAGAAGCTGAAGCAGAGGATATGGATGCTGAAAAAGTGGATGAAGAATTAAGTTCAACAGGTATCGGGTCTAAGGTAGACGCTGGATATGCTGAGACTCCTGGTGCACAACCATCTTACGATGCAATGACTGATTTATCAGTTGGTGTAAAGAAAGATAGTGGTAAACCAGAACAAGCTGGTACTGACTATAAGAAAGTAGCAGACATTTCTGAAGAAGAAAATCCGTTCGGTGATGACCAAATGGCTGGTGACGATGAAAAACAAAATGAAATCGCACAATTGAAAGCTAGATTGGCAGAATTAGAAGGAGAAGATTCGGAAGAAGAAAATCCTTTTGCACAAGATGCAATGGGTGGTGAAGATGAAATGGGCATGGATGACATGGGCATGGATTCTGATATGGGTGATGGTCAAATGGATATGGGTTCTGATGACGAAGAGTCAGAAGAAGATATGGACTTAGAGGCTATCATCAGAGAATTAGAAGCACAATTAGAAGGTGACGATTCGCAAGAAGAAGAACCAATGTACGAAGAAGAAGAAATGGATGACGAAGAAGCTAAAAATGAAAATTTGGCAGACGGTTCTGAAGCTGGTACGGACAAAGGTGAAACACCAAAAGTTGTTGTAACTAACGAAGAAGAAGAAAAGAAAGATGACGATGTTATCGATTTAGAAGAAATTCTTCGTGAAATGGAAGATGATATGAAAAAAGACAAAGTTGACGAAGCTGAAGAAGAAGATTCTAAAGAAGAACTTAAAGAAGCTTACAAGACTATCAAATCTCTTCAAAAAACTATTAACGAAGTTAACTTATTAAACGCTAAGTTATTATTCGCTAATAAATTATTCAGAGCACACAACATGACTAACGAACAAAAAGTGAAAGTGATTGAAACTTTGGATAGAACAAACTCAGTAAGAGAAGTTAAATTGGTTTACTCTACATTAGCAGAGAACTTCAAATATACTTCAATTACAAAAACTGCTAAAAAATCAATCACAGAAGGTATTGCAAGCAAAGTGACTAAGTCTACTAAACCTGCACAAGCTGCTAAGCAAGTAATTGCTGAATCAACTGACTTCGCTGATAGATTCAAAAAATTAGCTGGTATTATTAAATAAAAACAAACAAATAAATTCATTAAAAATGGACTTAAAAAAAATTATGACTGGTGCTAACCCACAGTCAATTATGCTTGAGCAAACTAGAGGTTTGAAAGCAAAATGGGAAAAAACAGGTTTGTTAGAGAACGCAGGTTCTGAAACAAATAAGCATGGTATGGCAGTAATGTTAGAAAACCAAGCAAAACAATTATTAGACGAAGCTACAAGAACAGGTACATCTGCAGGTTCTGAAGAGTGGGCTGGTGTGGCATTACCATTGGTAAGAAGAGTATTCGGAAGCATCGCTTCAAAAGAATTCGTTTCTGTACAACCAATGAACTTACCATCAGGTCTTATTTTCTACATGGACTTCAAATATGGTACTGACCAACCAGGTAATCCTGAATTTAATGGTAAATCATTATTTGGTAAAGGTGGTTCTTTCGGTAAAGATTCTTTATCTCCATTAGGAAATAAATTGGGTTCTACTCAATTCGCTGAAGAAGGTCTTTACGGAGCAGGTCGTTTCGGATACACAATCAATGATAAAAGTGCCGCAGTTGCTGCAACTATCACAAGTGCATCTGCTGATTTATCGGTTCTTAATTTCGATTTAAAGAGTGCAGCATTCTCTGCATCAGTTGCAAATGGTGAAGTTAAAGTATTAACATTAAACTTACCAACTACTTCTGATTGGAATGGTGTTAGAGCTTTTGAATTAGCTCAATCTGGTTCTGGATTCGTATTCTATCCTGAATTTACAACTGAAAACGCTGGTACAGCATCTTTCGTTGCTAAATACGCTTCAGCTACAATCGCTGATACAGTAGGTGCAACTCTATCTTACCACGTACAACCAACTGATGTTTCAAGAGGTGATTTCGAAGATGGTGCACCAGGTAACAGCACTCCTGATTTAGGTATTCCAGAAATCGAATTAGAATTGAAATCTGAACCAATCGTTGCAAAGACAAGAAAATTAAAAGCAATCTGGACACCGGAATTAGCTCAAGACTTAAACGCTTACCATAGTGTAGACGCTGAAGCTGAGTTAACTCAAATGTTAAGTGAGTACATCTCTTTAGAAATCGACTTAGAAATCTTAGAAATGTTGCAACAAAACGCTTTCACAACTGACTACTGGTCTGCAAGAGTTGGATATGATTTTGATTCTGTTTCTAACAGATTCGCAATCGATTCAAGTGCAGCTGCAGCATCAGCTTACACAAAATCAACTTGGTACCAAACTTTGGGTATTAAATTACAAAAAGTTTCTAACAAGATTCATCAGTTAACTATGAGAGGTGGTGCAAACTTCGTTGTTGTATCTCCAAACGTAGCTACTATTTTAGAATCAATGAATGGTTTCTCTGCTAACCCAGGTAAAGACGCTTTACAATTCGCAGCAGGTGTAACTAACATCGGTTCTATCTCTAACAGATACGACGTTTACAAAAACCCGTATATGACTGAGAACGTTATCTTAATGGGCTTCAAAGGTTCTAACTTCTTCGAAACAGGAGCAGTTTACGCACCATATGTACCATTGATTATGACTCCATTAGTTTATGACCCAACTAACTTCACTCCAAGAAGAGGTGTTATGACTAGATACGCTAAGAAAATCGTTAGACCAGAATTCTACGGTAAGATTGTCGTTGATGGTTTAAACACTTTATAATCTTTGAGTAGATTAGATAAGTAATAGACTTACAATAAAGAAAAAGGGAGAGTAGAAATACTTTCCCTTTTTTTATTTATATAATTCATATTTATAGTAGTAAAACTATAAATTTTTAATAATGTCTGTAAACACATATTGGTCGGGTTCAACCTACAATGCATTTTTATCAGCATCGGCATCATTAGACGCAACACCATTTGGAATATACGATAATGATAATGAATTCAAAACCGATGCACCAAAAACAGCAACTTGGGTAGCTAGAAGATTGGGATATCCTATTGTTAATATTGAATTGGATAATCAACAAATTTGGGCATGTTTCGAAGAATCAACTTCCGAATATTCTGCACAAGTAAATCAATTTAATCTTCGTAATAACCTTGATATTTTAAGAGGCCAACCAAAGAATAGAGTTGCAAATTATTCACAAACTTTGGTAGATGGTTCATTCTTACCTACTGCAATTCGTATGTCACAACAATACGGAACACAAGCGGGAGTGGGTGGTTCAACTTCAATACAAAAAGCATATGTTGATTTAACTGCATCGGTTCAAATATATGATTTAATGAATCAAGCGGTGGATACTAAAACTAATTTAAAATTTAATCAAATATTTAGTGGGTCATCTACGGTCGATGTAACAAAAGTATTTTATGAAGCAACTCCTGCAATTACAAGATTCTTTGACCCATATTCAGTAGGTGCGCAAGGTACATTGAATTTAATGAGTGAATTGGGATTTGGTAATTATTCTCCTGCCGCACAATTCTTAATGATGCCGTTGTATGAAGATATATTAAGAATGCAAGCAATTGAATTTAATGACCACATCCGTAAATCAACATTTAGTTTTAATATAGTAGATAATAAATTGGAAATATTTCCTGTTCCAAGTGGTATGGGATTGACTAGAATTTATTTTGAATATATGAGTAGAGATGAGTTTGAACATGATTCACAAACTATTCAAGCAGATTCACTTTCCGATTATTCCGACATTCCGTATGATTTTATTCAATACTCAAATATAAATGAGGTTGGTAAACAATGGATTAGAAAATATACTCTTGCATTAACAAAAGAATTATTAGGAGCAATTAGAGAAAAGTATTCATCAGTTCCAATTCCAGATGGTGATGTGAATTTAGATGGTGCAGCTTTAAGGTCAGAAGCACAAGTTGAAAAAGATGCATTGATAACACAATTGAGAGAAAATTTGGAAGAGATGAGTAGAAAGAATGTGATGGAAAATAAAGCACACGAATCCGACCATCACCAAGATATGTTGAGAAAAGTTCCTTTAAAAATATATGTAGGATAATATGCCAAAGTTTTTAGTAGGTAGAGATATCGAATTTTTTAGAAATGTAGCTAGAGAACTGGTTGATACGGTTGTCGAAAATACTTGTGTATTGTTTAAAATAAATTTGAATGAAACAAAAGTAAACATTTATGGTGAAGCTATGAATAAAACATGGCATCCTGGAATTGAATTATATACATTGATTGATAAAGAACCTGAATCAGCTAGATACGAAGGATTTGGTTCTGATACCGACCAAAATATAACTTTTAAATTTGATAGATTGTTATGTGAAGAAAGAAATGCATATCCTGAAATAGGTGATATTATATTTTTTAATGAAGCTTATTTTGAAATTGATAATACAACCGAAATACAATTAATAGGTGGTTTGCCTAATGATGGTAGAAATTGGAGTATAGTATGTACAACATTTATGGTATCTAAATCTAATTTAAATATCGAAGAAAGAATAAAATAATTATGTCAGTAAATCCACTAAAACCGAATTTAAATAGAGGAAATGAAATCAAATCTACAAAGAGTGATTTAAAACAAAGTATTAGTCTTTTTGATATAGATTATGCTATGATGTCTTATTTAGAAGATACCGCTTTACCTGCATTGGAAGATGGAAATGGTAAATCTATAAAAATTCCTGTAATATATGGTAATTCGGAAAGATGGAATGGTTCCCGTAGACAAGGTGTTTATAGAGACACTCATGGTAAAATACAATTACCATTAATGATGATTAGAAGAACATCGATTACAAAAGATGATACTATGCCAATGTTGAATAGACATGTATCGTATTCGGGTGTTACAAAGTATTCAAAAGATAATAGATATGATAGGTTTACCGCATTGGGTGGTAATGTAAAACCAAAATATGAAGTATACAAAATAACTATGCCAGAATATATCGAAGTTAGTTATGAGTGTATGTGTTGGACATCTTTTACCGAACAATTAAATGCAGTAAT